GTGCTGCCGAGACGGCCGTGGTTCCTGTCCCAACGGCCAAATGTGTAGCGTACGCGCTTGACAGCCCCGCAAGGCGATCACGTAGTAGATTCAGACCGGCATCCACCACGAGATTCTTTATCTCCTGGTCGTCATACACGATGTTTCCGTTTGACTGCATCCAGCACTGGCGGATGTGTACGTTTGCGCTCAAGTCGATCATGAGGTCAGCTCCGAGAATCCGCAGATAGCCGTGCCGACAAGCGGCGCTGTGGGTGCTGCTGTAGTATACGACGATGTGTCGGTGAGTGCCACCTGCTCGCTCGGATTGCGAAGTAGCAGGATGACTTCATTCTCACGAAACTCGACTTTACGCGCCTGCTGACTGAGCGAGCTAAAGAACCCTTGCCAACCGCCAACGGCTTCCCCATCAAGCAGGGTCACGTCAAACTCCATCGTCTGTCCATTGTAGTCTCGGAAAGAAACCGACTCGACCAACCAACTTCCGGTTAGGCCGTGTTGAGTTATAGCGACCGTGCAAAGCTGTCCAGCCCGGAGGCCAGATGTCAGCGTGCGCACGCGCAAGCGTCTGTTGATGCGAGCATACCGACGCAAGAGCGCGTTGGCATAATCAGTGGCTGAATTGGTGTCGATGATGTCGGGCGCGTCCACGATCTCATCGTAGTATCCACTCGTGCCTTCGACTGAAGCCCGCTGGGCCACTTGGAGGTCGTCCTGTGCAGCAACAAGGATCGGGTATTGCCCTTGGTAGGTCACTGCAATTGCCGTGCCATTCGTGACCGCAGCCGCTCCATTGTCTTGGCTCAAGACAGGGGAACCGGCTTGCCAATACCAATCTTTGCCCGTGTCTACCTCTCGGATCCCGATCGTTCTCGCCACAGCTCCAACCGTGATACTTGTTGGAACGCGGCCCACTGGGTAGGCCACCGTAAAGGATTTACGCGTGCCATCACCAACGAAACTTTCAGTGCGAGAAGTGGTCAGACCAAGGCCTGCCTTGATGTACTGGCGGTTGCGGTAGTCCTGTTTGAGATGCTCGACCTCACAAGACATGAAGTTTGGCGATGCGCTTGTTAGTATGTACGGAGCCGCAACTGTCGATCTGTCAACAAAGTAAAGATTTTTGTCAGGGTCAATCCACCAGCTATAGCCGGTCAGTTCAGCCAGAAGGTCAAACGCAGCATTTCCGCGGAGGTAGTTGAACACGATCTTTGAAAGTATCGGGCCCGTAGCAACGTTTGTCGTGCTGATGCCGTCGCCCACAAAGTCATTGGTGACGATGTCGGTCACGATGCTGCCGAGCGTTTGTGTTGGCGATTCGTATGTTCTGGCGATCACCCGGATGTCTGCAAGGCTATCAAAACTAACGCAATCGACATCAAATTCAAGGTGGGTCGCTTGATTGACGATCACGCGCTCGCGCATCGAATCAATAAGGCCACCGAAGATTTTCGACCCGCTTAGCTCCACGATGACAGGATTGCCAATTGATGGCCGATAGGAGCCGCTCAGGCTCACGATCGTAAAGGATGCACGATCACGGCTATTTAGTGCAGATGTTACCTGCAGGCTGCCCGCCATCAGGTTAGACGTCCTGTTGACTGTGGCGATGGTGAGGGTGATCATCGCACGCCACTCGCCTTCAATTCGCCGACGATCAGCTTCCCGATCTGTCGCGCATCCTCGGCACTGTACCGGCCAGAACCGGTTACGTTAATCGTGATTTGATTGCGGCCATAATTCCCTTCCTCGGTGGATTGCCGGAAGGCCTCGGCGGCGCGCAAGCGCAGTGCTTCGTCACCTGTGTCAATTGCACGCTGCATTAGCGCATTTGCGCCCTCTATCACGCCGCGATAACTTTCGTCAAAGCCGCTACGTGAAGCCATTTTCTCAAGCTCATCGAATTTTGTCTTGAGCGCTTTGATGCTATCGCTTGCAGGATCGATGCCTGCGCTCAGCAGTTCGTCGATTGCCGAGCGGTATGCATTTTGCTTTGCCGTCACTGTCTCGACGCCAGCACCCCAAACCTTTGCTTTTTTGTCAGCCGTCTCAAGACTTTCTGTCAGCCGATTCATCGCTGCTGATGCCGCCTTTGTGGCTTTTTCTAGCCTAGCTTCTGATCCCGCGTTCAAGACTCGGCCAGTCATCCGCTGGAATGTCTCGCCCATCGCCGACACGATTCCAGATGTGAAATCTATTTGAACATCACTGGATACCTTGCGCTCAAGGTACCCCAATTCTGGTATATTTGCGCCTAGTGCGTTCATGCCCCGGATTGTCGCATTAATACCCATTAGCAGAATGTTCACGCCGTCGATAACCAGGTTTTGCAATCCAGTCCAGGCTTTTCCGATCGCGTTAATTGTCCCGCCGATGATATTTTCGCCGATGAAGGCAAGTGTCCACCCCATCGCCTGAAAACCAATCGTTACTAGGTCGAAAACCCCAGGCCAGCCTCCGAGAGCCGTCATTATGGCCTGAGACCATAGCTCAATCCCCTTAAAGATAACTATGGCCATCCCGGCCTCCAGTCCAAGACTTGCAAAAGATTTGCCTGCAACTGCTGCCTGTGCCGACGTGTTGCCAAAGGCTTTAGCCAGCTCGACCTGAATGTCGCGCATATTGCCGACTGCACCGATGCCCTTTTGTATAGTCCCGACGAATCCAACGATTGGGCTTTCGGATCCGCCCAGAACGCCTAGTAATCCCGAGAATCCGCCTAAAATGTTTTGGGCCGTTTGTGACGTTGACGCGAACTCGTCTGTTTTTGTTTTCACATCACCCGTTGTTTGCGCTGCTGTTGATGCTGATGCGGAAAGTTTGTCATACATTTCACGAAGCGCTGCGATCATAGGCGATGCCGGCTGCACGCCGTCACGTATGAGCTCATCAACAGCATCACGTAATATCCTCTGCTTTTCCGCTGTCTTGTCTGACGTATCGTTCCAATATTTACTTATTCGGTCAATTGTGGTGATTTTTTCGATAGCGTCAGAAACAACTTTAGTCGTTTTTTGCTGAGCGTCGATATAATCGAGCGTTTCTTGCTCAATTTTTTTCCACGTAATTTTATTGTCAAGAAATCTTTTGAGCTCTCCAGCTTTAAGCAAAAAATTAGTAATATCGCGTGCTGCAGTAAGGTAACCTTTTGACAAGCTCTCAACGGCCTGTTTGTGATCCTTAGCTCCGCTTGCCGCTTTTTTACCGGCTTCTTTTACCGTTTCGCCCATTTTTGAGCTGCTATCTGTAATCGCACCAAATGATTTAACTGCCTTAACAGACGAATCCGAAAAAACGCCTGTGACGCCATTCATCACCTTGCGGATGTCGCCTGGCAGGTCGCCCCATGTCGCTACAAAATTGTCTTTCGTCCATTTGCCCCATCCGCTTACATAATTCAAAGCTGCACCAGCCGATATCTTGAACGATTCAAACGCAGCGCCAGCACCGGCACCAAGTTCGAATTTCGGCATCGTGAACTGCAATCCACCGAGCGCGGTCTTGATCGAGTCTGGCAACGAATTAAACAGCGCGTTAAAGGAACGCGTCAACGGCCCAATGAAGAACGATACCGCATTGTAGTATGCCGCCCGAAAGTTTCCGCTCAGAATCTCAAATGCGTTTTTAGCAGCACCCGTGATCGTCTGCCACGCCGAATTGACCCCGTTTACCATCGTTTGCCACGCAGCAAGAAACAAATTCTTGACCGTGTCCCAATTCTTGATGAACGGGTAAGCGGCGAAACTTATAGTCGCGATCGCAGCCACAAGCGGAGCATTAGCCCTGACCATTGCAACAAGCGCCCTGGTGTATGCTGTAGCCATCGCGTCGGCTACGAGGCCGACATTGACAATGCTCGGCGCGAGTAATGCCGTCATCACTGCAGCCAAACCGACGACAAGTGATTTAGTGCCAGGACCAAATGCCTGATTGAGCAGCTGGATAAGCCGACCTTTTGTAATCGCGTCACTGATGGCATACGCGGCATGCGAGACCTTGATGAGTGCCGCTGTGAATATCGGCACAGCCGGTCCAACCATTGCCTCGGAGATCGATCCGATGGCGTTCTTTGCTCGATCAAGGGCACCTGCAAACGTCTTTCCTGCCGCGTCCGCACTTCCACCGAATTCCTTTCTGAGCTCAGCCAAGATGATCTTTTGCGCGCCCATCAGGTCGCCCGATTCCTGCAACGATTTGATCGTCGCCTTTTGTGCGTCAGTGAACGTAACGCCAACACGGGTTAACGCGGTGATACCCGCAGTCGGGTCGTTCAGTGCTTTTCCTAACTGGATTGCAGCGCCGCTTGCGTCTGTACCCATTGCCGTGCCAAGGTCGGCCATAATGGCTGTCGCTTGATTAAAGATGTCGTTGTTGGCTCCTGCAGCGTTCTTGATGTTCGTGAACGTCAGGAGCAGGTTTTCGCCCTTCTGGATGCTCTCGGCCTCTATGCCGGTCTTGCGCTCAATTGAATCTGCGAGCGAGGCCACATCTGCCGCCGCGACACCAGCGGCTCCACCTGTCGACTTGATAACCGCCGCCGTCTGGCCAGATATTCTATCGACCTCGGCGAGGGCGTGGATTGCATCCGTGATGCCACTTGTAAAGGCACCAAAAGCGCGCGCCGCTAGGTCAGCACCAAGCCCACCTAGGAACGCGCCCTTGAGGGTATCGCCAAAGCTGCTGACTTGCCTTGCCGCATCGCTCAGCCCGCTACCAAGACCTGATAGGTCGGCGTTAATTTTGATAGTCAGCTGTTCCGCCACTAGCGCCGCCCTCTATTTGCTTTCGCGGCTTTCGCCGCTTTTTCTTCCGCATCAGCCTTTAAGCTGTAGTATGCCACCCAATCCGTGTACTCGTCGATACTCATGCGGGTGCGCAGGTCAGCGCGCGTGATTCCAAGCTGGGAAGCCAAGTGCAGCTCAAACCACGCATCGCTGTCGCGCGTCAGTCTTTTTTTGCTGCAGCCACATCCGTCTTAAGCACTCGACCGATGGCTTCGTACACGCGATTCAGCGCGGCGATGCTCTTGTCGCGCAACGGACCGATGTGATCCTCGCTAAACTTTGGCTCCACCACACAAGCCAAGAAAAGCGCTTCACTAAACTTGGCCTCGTCTTTTTGCACCGTCGGAGACTGGCCAGGACCCGTGGCTGGTATGATAACCTCAGATGCTTTGTTAATCTTCTCGAAAGCAGAACGCGATAATCCGCGCACCTTCACCTTGCCGCCCCACTCAGGGACGTCCACCACCTCAGACGGGATGTCATCAGCCGCCAGGATTTGCTCGACGCTTAAGAACTCCATTTGTCCTCCTCATGCAAAAAACCGGATAGCGCGTGCTACCCGGTACATTGTATCAAACTTGAGCGACTTAGTACGTGCCGCGGGTAACGTTGCCCGTGACTTGAAACTCCGCACTAAATGTCACGACGTCACCAACCGCGCCTGTGACCTGATACGACGTGCAATAGCACTCGCCCGTGTAGCGGATGTTGCTGGCTGTGCTTCCCGCCGGCCCATATTGGAAGCTAACCGATGCAGCCTGGCCAAGTATTGGTGCAAGCACGGCGTCAAGCACGGCGTCCCACTTGCCACCGATGGAGATCGTGGCGTCCCGAAGGCCCACAATGTAGTCTTTCGAGGCATCGCCAAACGTCGTGGTTTCAGCTGTCTCAACGACTTGTGGAAAGTCTACGTTATCGCAGTAGGCACCGATGTCAGTCAGCGTGCCACCGCTATTGTCCACTCTGAAGTCAGTAGTCCGACCGTGTACGAAAGGCATAGTATTTCCCTCCTATTTCCTTGCCGCTGTGACGGCCAGTGTGCGCGTCCCCGATGCTGCCGCTACGTTCACCCTGAGATACCGATTTACTGTGCCCGTGGTTGTTTTATGCTCCCCGCCCGTGCTTGCGTTGGCCGTAAAGGTTATAAGGTCAACCCAGCTTACGTTGTCGGTGCTGTGTTGTATCTTAACCGTGGTCGATACTGAATTGGAAGTAATATGCAGGTTGGCCACGAGGCCATTTGCAGTTGAGGCCAGATTGTCAAGAGCGGCCGTGTTGACGCTGGTCGCGTAGGTCGTGAGTGCCGCAAGCACCTGGCCTCGATACGCGCCACTATTCCCGGTGCCATCCACTTGCATTTCAACCGAGACAGCCACTGCATCCCCGACCGCTGATGTGATTTGATACGATGTGTCGTGCGCCTGCACAACGAGTGCACGATTACCAGCCACCGCAGCGCCTTCATCACAAGCTGATAGCGCCGCCGCCGTGCTGTTGCTAAGCAAGCCGGCCATAATGGGATCGATGGCTCCGACTGCGCCGTCCCAGAATCCCGACGCACTCACCGTGCCGTCAATGTGGCCGTTGACGAACTGCTTGGCGACGCCACCGAACGTCGTTGTCTCGCTGTTTTCGACACCGATAGTTTGGTCGATGCTGTTGAGGAACGCGCTCACATCCGTGCCGTTTAGCAAGACCGATATTTTTGAACCGTGTACGAAGGGCATGGCTATCTCCTTGCTGCCGTGACGAGGATTTGTGGGCTGCCGGATGTGGTGACGAGCGTGCGCAGGTACCGGTTGACAGGGCCGACCGTTGCGCCTGATTGGGCGAACTTAATGCTTGCGGTTTGGTAGGATGCGAAAAGGTCAGCCCAAGTGCTACCATCTGGCGAATGCTGGATGACGACTTGGGTAGTCGTCGCGTTGTTCAGCATGTGGATGTTGAACACCATCCCGTTGGTGGTGCCTACGCCGTTGTCGAGGGCTGTGGATGTGCTGTTGTTTGAACGGACAGCTAGCGGGGCGAGCACTTGGCCTCGGAAAGCGCCGGTTGGAAGACGAGGGATGAAGATTTCAAATGCGGTTACTTTAAAGCCTTTTGCGCTGTTAGTGGTATATTTGGCCACACCATGTTGAGCTGACGCCGATGAGCCTGTTGGGGCCGTAAATGAGACTCGATAAACTGATCCATATACATTAGTGACGACACCATTTGTTAATGTTGAACTTGCGAGACCATTATTCATAAAAAGATTTGCGTCAGCTGTCGCATCTGTTGCGCGACCAATAACGGGAACACTGTTGTCATTCATCTGAATATAACAGGAAAAGGTCGCAAAAGTTTGCGTTGGTATCGTCAACACTCTCACAATGTATCTTGTCACCAAGTTGTTTGGGAACTCCACACTATTCACAAAACCGCTTATGCCTCCAGGGGAATTTGTTGGAGAGCCACCGGAAATGTATGACCCCAGCGCTATATCATTCGACCCCGGAAACAGATTCTGCTCAGTCACGCTATTCGCAGCATTGCCCGACCCATCCACCTGAAATTCCGCGCTCACTGCGACCGTATCGCCCACCGCGTTGGTCACTTGGTATGATGTGGCTTTAGCGGATGCGACAAGGGCTTTAGCGCCGAGCGTGTTGCCTTCGTCTAGGATGCTGATTGCGTTGGTGAGGTTTGTGGCTTCGAGGGTTAAGCCTGCTGCCCGAAACGGCTTTGCAGTTTGAGAAGAATTCTTTAAAATGCGCCCAATCGGTATCCCATTGTAATTGGCGTCCACAAAAGACAAAGATTTCTGCACACGGTATGCTGAACCAGAAAAAACTGAAACATTTGTTCCGTAAACTATGGGACCGAGATTAAAATCACCAGATGTGACCATATTCAAAAAAGGCACTGGGACGCTGTTATCGTCCATTTGAACAACCGCATAAAAGTTGTAAACAGCATTGGCAACAATTTCAGGCGGGGCTTTAGTTGCTTCACGATTGGCTCCATTGTCTCCAAATTGAATGCTCGCCGCAAAACCACTGATCGGCG